AGATCATCATCATCGACAACGGAGGCAAGATCGAAGAGGACTGTTTGATGATGCCACGCAACAGTCGTCACGGCAAGACCTACATCATGAACATGCCAAGCAACCTTGGTGTGGCTACATCATGGAATCTTGGTATCAAGATGACACCGTTCGCTTCTGGTTGGATTCTTCTCAACTCGGACGCCTGGTTCTTACCAGACCAACTAGAGAAGTTCTGGAACGAATGTAATTCTGATCGGATACTTCTAACAGGTGACCCGCGATGGGCTTGCGCGTGGATCGGATCCGAAGTCGTGAAAGATGTCGGACTGTTCTGCGAAGCATTCCATCCCGCATACTTTGAAGACAACGATTATGAGCGTCGCGCCGTTCGTCTCGGCTACACACCAATCGAGTTGCGAGAGATCATCATGCACGACAACTCGTCAACACTTCTGTCAGATGTTGCGTTGCAAGGCAAGAACGCGCAAACGTACGGAGCGAATCTTGAACTGTTCAAACTTCGCAACGCAAGACTTGACGCAGGTCAATGGGATCTGCAACGCCGACTAGATCTAAGTTGGGACTGACATGAGCATCGCAGTTTGTGTAACAGTTTGGGGTGACTTCTGGGATCGGTTCGGCGGACAGTTCATTGAACAGATGGAGAAGTTGAACACTGAACCTGATGAGGTGATTGTGTCTTCACCTGTGGCTTTGAATCTGCCTAAGCATTGGCACGAAATTGTTCAACCGCATCACAAATGGAATAATTGGAATGACACCATGTTTGCAGCGAACTCGGACTGGGTGATGCCAGTCGGGATGGACGACATCTGGTTCCCTGACGCGCTAGACGGTCTGACCGATGTTGATGAAGATGTAAACATTATTTGTAATCCATGGATTGAAAATGGTCAACCATGGTCTGCGAGCCAAGAAGGCTTAGATCAGATTCTTCATGTGTCTCACAACCCGATGCGTGGTGGAATGTTGATTCGTCGGTCAGTTCTTTGGTCAATCCCATTCCGACAAGTCGTTTGGAATGATTGGATTCAGTGGATGGAGATCAAGAAACTTGGCTACAAAGTTGCGTTCAGAGGCAATCCGTGTGGCGATCATATTCGGCGATCAGATTCATATTCGATTGCGCCGAAGGCGAACGGCGAACTTGAGTGTGAGCAGATGCGAGCGATCTTGCGAGAACATGAAGTTGTGCCTGGAGTAGAGTTCCCACCACAGATCTTGAAGTAAGATAAGGAACTATGGCAATCACCAACGGCTACGCCACACGCAACCAAATCAAGGCTGCACTTCGAATCGGTACAGCCGACACACAAGACGACGAATTGATTGACAACTGTGCCGGTGCAGCCAGTCGACTGATTGATGGCTACGCCAACCGACAGTTCTGGCAATACGGATCCGCGACGACAAGAGTGTTCACCGCTGGTGATGAGTTTGTGTGCGAGATCGATGACATCGCTGGGACTGCACTCACACTCAAAACTTCAACACAGGCTGACGGCAACTTCGATGTCACATTCACACCACTCGACTACCAACTAGAACCAGTCAACGGAATCCTTGACGGCTTGACTGTTCCGTTCACACGCATCCGCGCAGTCGGCGACTTCTTATTCCCAACCTTGAATGCGAACTACGGTGAAGAAGCATTAGTGCAACTGACCGCTGTATATGGTTGGCCGTCTGTGCCTGAGCCGATTACACAAGCGGTGATCATTCAGGCATCAAGAATTTTTAAGAGATACGACAGCCCGCTGGGCGTAGCCGGATTCGGCGATCTAGGCGCCATACGAGTGACACGCGCACTCGACCCAGACGTCGCACAACTTGTCGAGCCTTATCGCCGGATGCGAATGTTTGCATGACCGCAACAGTCACCGAACTTAAAACAGGATTGCAGACTCGTCTCGCAACAATCACGAACCTTCGCGCATTCGCACAACAACCCGACCAGGTCAATCCTTCGGTCGGCGGTCTTGCATGGCCGACACTTGAATCAATCACCTACCACGGCGCGATGGGCAGAGGACTTGTCACACATGTATTCACCGTCAGTGTGATCGTCGGACGAGCAGCTGAACGGACATCGCAGAACCTGCTCGACACTTATCTGTCTTACGACAGCGGGATTCGTGCCGCCATTGAAGCCGACCAGACACTCGGCGGATATGCGCAGACTCTGATTGTTGAAGAGGCATCCAACATCTCAACCGTTGACGCGAACGACACAACCTATCTGACTGTTGACTTTCGGGTCGTGGTGTACGCTTAGGTCATGGCAAAGTATCAGGTCGTTGAGGGCTTCACTGTTCTTGACAAACAATATCCAGCCACTATTGATGAGGCTGATGTTGATCATCTAGACTCATTAGTGCAATCGGGTCGCATTGTCTTGGTCGCAGATAAATCAACCTCGAAAGCCGATACGGCAGGAGATAAATAATCATGGCAAAGTTAGTCCTTCTCAACTCGAATGTTTCTTTGAATGGCACAGACATCACAGCGAATGTGGCAGCAGTAACCCTAAGCACTTCAGCAGCCGAAGTTCCAACAACTTCGTTCGGCAGTGGTGGCGCAGTGACCCGCGTGTCAGGATTGATTGATAACTCGGTGACATTGTCATTGATGAACGACTACAACGCGATTGACGGATTGATTCAACCATTGATCGGTTCAACCGCTGTCACGATGATTGTGAAACCAGCAGGCACAGCCGCCGCATCAACCGCAACACCTCACTACACTTTCAGCGTACTTTGTACAGAATTTAGTTTGGTGAACGGCGCCGTGGGCGAGTTAAACACAGCGGACGTAACGTGGCCAATTAGCGGAACGATCACGAAAGCAATCGCATAGTTCTTAAATAAACAATCAGGAGGTAAGAATGAAAATCAATCTAGAAGTAACAACGCTGGACTCCGTCACCACAAAAGTGACCGCACAGTTCGCCGACTTCATCGCATTCGAAACAGAAAAGAATCGTTCGGTCGCAAACTTCCAAACAGAACTACGCCTCACCGATCTTGCATGGTTGGCGTGGCACGCAACGAAGCGCACGAAGAATACTGCGATGAAGTTTGAAGAATGGGTTGAGACAGTTGAGAGTGTGGAGGTTGGAACCGATTCTGCGGTGATCAACCCTTTGGAGAAAACTCAGCCCACTGGCTGATCGCATACTTGGCGTGTGAGACTCACATCACTCCATCTTTACTTCTGCAAGAATCACCTAGAATGCTGTACACGATGCTCGGCTATCTGCGCTGGAAGAGTGTGAAGATGAACCCGAACCAAAGGATTAACTGATGGCATATTTCTCGGCATTCCCAGATCTTCCTGGTGATGCTGGTTCAACTGTTGGTCGTGGCAGTGGAATCGTTGATGGTAAGAATCTCGGTTTCAGCGTTGTACCTGGTGGCAACACAGTCGTCGTCAAAGACTTGTTTGAAACTTTGCGCAGATACGAGAAGGCAAGTCCTATATTTAATAAAGAGATGCGCAAAGTTGCATACGCAATCGCCAAAGATCTACAAGGCAGAGTCAAGATTGAAGCCGGACTCGCTGGAGCTTCACCTGGTCGAGCGCGACAATATCTTCAAGTTGCCAAAGGATTACGTGCAAGCAATGACAGAATCCCAACAATCAAACTTCGTGGCAACGAACCGTTCAGATCAACCACAAGACCAGTCAACAAGAATGACCGAAAGAGAATCAAAGGTCGCGGCCAGAAGGTTCTGTTAAGCGACATCTTCTTCGGTGCAGAGTTTGGTGGTGGCGCGACTTCGAAGACGAAACAGTTCTTGCGACATAGAGGTCAATCTGGTTACTTCTTCTGGCCGACTGTCCGCAAACGTAAGAACGCGATCGCCAAAGAATACTTGGATGGCTTAGACAAAGTGATTGAACAACTGAACATTTGATGCTTGCAATCGGCTAAAGATTCGCTATCCTTGAAGTCGGAGGTTCTGCACAATGTTTGAAGTCGTCGGGTTCCCATCGGTCAAGTCTGTCTACCCAAAGACCATCGCCGAATCGTGGATGCAGTTTGCTTCAATGCTCGGCAAACATCAAGAACACGACAAGAAGTCTGATGGCTCGCTGTACTCACCTGTCACCTATCGTGAGTACACAACGCGAGGCAATCGCAACGTGTCGCACATCTGGGCGTTAGTCGCCGACC